CCCGCGGGTTTATTGAGCGTGTCAGAGCTGGAGCATCTGACGCCAAAGACTTGTCTGGTGTGGCTGACTGGATAGTCCGAAACACCCGGGACCCGAAGTTTACTAGCCGGCAGTGGAGTTTCAAGGATCACGAGTACCAGATAGAGATAGCTAATAGTGAGGCAGCAGAGGTCGACGTACGAAAGTGCTCGCAGGTCGGTATGTCGGAGCTGTCAGTCAGGGTTCAGCTGGCTCTGCTGTCTATTTTCCCGGGGTACAGGGCTATATACACCCTACCAACAACAGGGTTTGCCAGGCAGTTCACCAAGGACAGGTTCGATTCTGTGGTAGAGGCATCACCTGAGTTGTCTGCGCTTATGGATTCAAACGTTGATGGGTCAGAGATGAAGCGGCTGGGTACCTCCTACCTGTATATCAAAGGCACCTTCGGAAAGAGTGCAGCAATATCCATACCGGCTGACATACTGTTCAACGACGAGGTTGATTTCTCCAACCAGGAAGTTCTGACGTCGTTCTCATCCCGGTTAGGGCATGCGGAGGGCGGGGGAATAACCAGAAGGTTCTCCACCCCGACGGTGGAAGGGTTTGGAATCAGCGAAGGATTCGCTGAGTCTTCTCAGGCCAGGTATCTGATTAAGCATGACCGCTGCGGTAAATGGGTAGCACCCAGCTGGTTCGATGACCTGGTGATACCAGGCTACGACAAGCCGATGATGGAGTTCGAGTCTCTGGATTACAGGAGCAAACTCTACGGAGTAGAGAGCGCCTACATCCTGTGCCCGAACTGCCGCAACCCTGTCAAGCATGATAATTACTGTGACGCAAGTAAGCGCAGGTGGGTGCATGCTCACCCGGACCGGGACAAGAAAGGGTATCAGGTCATGCCGTTCGACGTACCCAAGCACAACCCGGTACCTAAGACCCTGTCCACTATCACCAAATACAAGCGCAAGGCAGACTGGGTAAATTTCAAGATAGGCCTGCCGTTCCAGGACGCCGAGAATGCGTTCCTGGGGGAGCGTATCGAGCAGCAGCGGGTGTTGACCGCGGTGTTGCCGGTACCGCGCGCGGCTTTTGGTTGTGTCATGGGCGTCGACATCGGCAAGACCAGCTGGGTGACGATAGGCAAGCCGATGAACGGCCGTACGCATATTATCCACCAGGAGCAAATCCGCCAAGGAGCCAACCATGAACTGACCACCCGCCTGCAGCTGCTGCTGGAATATTTCGGAGTGGTGAAGTGCATCGTTGACGCGGCGCCTGATTTTACCACAGCGCTGACCCTGATCGGTGACCCGCGAAACTGGATCGGCCGGGTTTACGGCTGCTACTACGTGCACAGCAACAAGAAAAAGCTGACCAATGTCGAGGTCAATGACGCCGAAGGTGTCGTCACGGCCTATCGTACCGGCACCTTCGATGACTTGGTGAAGCGCGTCAATGGTGGCGTCTACCAGTACTCTAAGACGGAAGAGTCCCTGCTGATGAAGGAGCACCTGTCGAATATGAAGCGGGTGACCTACACCAACAACCAGGGTGAGGAAGTAGCCAGCTGGGTCAGTACAGGGGACGATCACTATGGCCATTCGTTAAACTACATGCACATTGCCGAGGGATTGCTTGAGCACGTCCCTAAGGGGGCTTCTATGCCTTCGCTTCCAATGGTGTCGAAAACGAAGGTAAAATCGGACACCAGAGAGGAAGATCGAACTTACCCAACCCTACTCGGCGAACGGAGACGCTAAACGATGGCAGACGCCAAGAAAGGGAACGTGCAGCTGCCGCGGGTATTGGCCACCAGGGCCAAGGCCAAAATACCGGCGTCCGACACCGAGAAAGGCAGTGCAATCCCACGCCCCAACCCCTTGATTATGAACCAGTCGGTCAGGGTCCTAAGGGACAGCGGCCGGGTGACGGAGGCTATACGCAAGCTGGCCCAGGTGGATGGCACAGTCTCCACCGCGGTGTTCTCGTATGTGCAGCTGGCGATGTCGGGGTCTGATGTCACGGCTTACAGTACGGTGGACCACAGTTTTTCCCCGGACGGTACTCTACTGGCCAGAGCCGTAATGGCCTCGATGGACACCTTGTACGACTATACCAAGGGATACTCTGACAAGCAGACCATGGAGGCGCTGGTGGAGACGGCCCTGCGCGAGGTGGTGTTGACCGGCGCAGTGGCTGGTGAGTTGGTACTGGACAAGGCCCATCTGCCGGACCGCATCAGCATTGTGCCAGCGGAAACGTTGAAGTGGATCTCCAATGGGGACGGTACCAAGTACCCGGCACAGGACGGTGACGACGGGGACATCCCTCTGAACCTGGCAACGTTCTGGGTAGCGGAGTCACACAAAGACGCCGACAAGGTGTATGCCGCCTCGATGATGGAGGCGGCGATCAACAACGCCTACTACTACCTGGAGTTCATTGAGGACCTGCGCAAGGTCACGAGGCGGTCGGGGCACAGTCGGTTGGTGGTGTTGCTGGATACCGAGAAGATTACCGGCATGGCGACGCCCGAGCAGAAGGCAGACCCGGCCAAGATGAAGTCGTTCATGGAGGGTGTCCGAGAGGATGTGGAGACGGTGGTTAATTCCATGGAGCCGGAGGATTGCCTGGTTTCCTACGACTCCATTGAGGTAGACCTAAAAAGTTCTGAATCCGTTAAATCGGACTACCCCGACCTGATGAAAGCGATCTCCGGTATCCTGGCTCTGAGTCTGAAGTCCCACCCGTCCATCCTGGGTATGCGTTTAGAGGGCAGCCAAAGCCTTTCCAACACCGAGTCCCTGGTATTCCTGAAGAACGCCACGGCTATACAACGTCCGGTGCAGGATGTCATGAGCAGAGCTCTCACCCTGGCCTGCCGCCTGTACGGCGCCGACGTTTACGTGAAGTTCAAGTTCAGGCCTATCAACCTGCGGCCGGAAACAGAACTAGAGGCATTTATCACGATGAGGGAGCAGCGCATCTTGAACCGCCTTAACTTTGGGCTCATCAGCGATGAGAAAGCGGCCCTGGAGCTTGGTATATGGCCACTGCCGGCGGGGTACAAGAATTTGAGTGGTACTATGTTCATGAGCGCCAAGAGCACCAACCGAGCTGATGAAGCCAGCCCCAACGCGGACCCACAAGGACGGGCCCTGCAGCCTGACACCCCCAGCAAGGGCGGCGGCAGCAGCCAATAAGGAGAAGGATATGTCGAAGCTCAATGGATTGTGGCTGGGGTCTGAGGACTCGTTCAAGGCCTACCTGGAAGCAGTGGAAAGGGGGGAGGCGCTGGCGGCTAAGCCGAAGAGTGAGTGGCCTGACGGGGCAACCAAACAGTTCGGTGTGTTCGATGGCGACGACGACGACGACGACGAGCGACCGTTCGGGCGTTACACCAGTATGGTGGAGCAGGTCGGCAACCTCGCTGTGGTGACCATCAGCGGTACCCTCACCAATCGGGAGAATTGGTACAACAGCTGGGTGGGCTTGGTATCCTACGACCGCATCCGCGGGGCCATCCTGGCGGCCGCAGAGAAGGAAGATATCGACGGCATCCTATTGGACATCGATAGCCCGGGAGGAGCCGCCACAGGTATCCAGGAGGCCGGCAACTTCATCAAGGCGGTTGACCGAGTCAAGCCGGTATACACTCACACCTCGACGATGATGGCATCGGGTGGTTACTGGCTGGGATCGTTCGGCCGTGAGGTGACGGCGACTGAGCTGGCCGAAGTCGGGTCCATCGGGGTAATACTGGTGCACATGGAGTACACCGAGTACCTTGAGAAAGCTGGCATCAAGGCCACTGTACTGCGCAAGGGAAAGTACAAGGCGCTGCTGAACCCGTACGAGAAGCTTAGCAACGAAGCCAGGGCCGAGGCCGAGACATCGATGGACTTCCTGTACGACGTGTTCACCCGGACTGTAGCAGAGAACCGGAGCCTGGCGCAGGAATTCATAAAGCAGAACGCCGCCGAGGGAAAGCTGTTTTTTGCCCCCGAGGCGTTGAACGTAGGATTGCTAACCGCGCTATCGTCTTACGATGAAGTTGTCAATACGCTCGTAGCTCGGCATAATAAGCGCAGCAGTAATGATATAACATTCGGCGTTGAGGAACAGGGAATGAAGAAAGGGACTTTGACCGCTGCCGTAGCGGCCGCGATCGCCTCCGGTGCCCAGGTCCCGGAAGCGGAACTCACGGAGGAGAATTCGATTGAGGCCTCCGCTGAATCCGAACACACGGAAGCCAAGGTTGAAGAAGTTGAAACCGAGGTTGCATCGGAGCAGCTGGACAGCGCTATGGGTGTCAAGTTGGAGGAAACCAAGGACGACGGTGAC